AACAGAAAACAAACTATGGAACTCATTCGAAATGCGAGCACTCAGATTGCGATGGGTCATCTTGAGCTCGCTGGCTTTGAAATGTATCGTGGATCTATGGTCAGCCATGGAGATAATGTTCGTGACTTTGAGAAATTTGATATGGTTATGTCTGGTCATTATCATCATCGTTCCTCCGATGGGCATATATTTTATTTGGGTAGTCATGCTGAATTTACTTGGTCTGACTACGACGATCAAAAAGGGTTCCACATCTTCGACACCAAAACAAGACAGTTGACTTTTATCAAAAATCCATATAGAATGTTCAATAAGGTTTGGTATAACGACGCCGAATCGAATCCTGAAGATATTGATGTAAAAGATTACGCAGGTCAGTTTCTAAAAGTTATTGTTACATCTAAGAACGACCCGTATCGTTTTGATCGATTCATTGATCAACTTCAAAAAGTTGCGCTTGATATTCAGATCGTTGAAGACCATCTGAATATGAATATGGAAGATGATACTGACATTGTAAGAGAAGCAGAATCGACTATTGATATCTTCAAACATCACATAGAGCAAATAAATATTCAGAACTTGGATAAGGTTCGTTTACAGAATACAATCGTTGAATTGTATCAAGAGGCTCTTACAATAGAATGAGGTATTAAAAATTGATTCGTATTAGCGTAATCAAAGATATAGAAGATCCAAAAAATGAGGGTCGTGCTTTTTGTGTTGAGCGCGAAGACGGAAAAGTTATTGGATGCAAAGGAATAATAGTTGACGGACCACTAAATGTAAAGTATAATATAGATAGTAGGTTTGCAAACTTTAGAATTGTTTGGGCTACTACAGAAAGTAATATTCATTTACTACAAAACGATTTTTTGAAAAACCTCAAACCAATGAAAAAAATTATACACATCAACAAAAATATCATTCAACAGAATGCAAAGAACGGCAAAGATGAACCAGTTTGCCGAGTAGAAGAAAATGGTAAAATTAGATATTGTATGGAAGTTAATATAAAAGGACCATCACGTATGGTCTATAGTCCAAATAAACCACGCAAATGTGGTGCAAAACTTTGGATTGAAACTGATGCTGATATTGAATTGATAGGTGAGAAAGTTTGATTTTATTTAAGAAGTTGCGTTGGAAGAATTTCCTATCAACTGGAAATATCTTTACAGAAATAGATCTCAACAAACATAACACTACACTTATTGTCGGCGAAAATGGAGCTGGTAAATCAACTATGCTCGATGCGCTGACATTTGCGTTGTTCGGTAAACCATTCCGCAGTATTAAGAAAGGTCAATTGATCAACACTATTACTCAAAAAGGTATGCGTGTAGAAGTTGAGTTTGATATTGGTGTCAACAGATATAAGATTGTTCGTGGTCTTAAACCAGTTACGTTTGAAGTATATCAGAACGATGAGATGCTTAATCAGTCAGCTGAGATGCGAGACTATCAAGAACATCTTGAACGTAACATCCTCAAACTAAACTTCAAATCATTCTGTCAGGTTGTTGTTCTCGGTTCTGCCTCGTTTGTTCCATTTATGCAACTTCCAGGTGGTCAGCGTAGAGAAGTTATTGAAGACTTGCTTGACCTTCAAATCTTTACAACAATGAATAGTCTATTGAAAGATAAGGTTGCGAACAACAACGAAGCCCTAGATCAAATTGCTAATGATCAGAAAGTTGTTACTGAAAAGATTAAGTTGGTCAAAGAACATCTATTAGAAAAACAGAACAACAACGAAAAGATCGTTGCTGAAAAAGTAAATGTTATTGAAGACACAAAAGATAAGATTGACGCTATGGCTGTAAAGCTTACTGATGTAATGAATAAGGCGATGGAGCTGAATAAGAAAACAGTCAAGAAAGATGAAGTAACAAAGCTTATACAAAAGATGACAAAGTATCGTCATCAGATCGAAGCAAAGGTTGCTCTTATCAATCAGGATGTCGAGTTCTTCAAGAACCACGATCATTGTCCAACTTGCACTCAGGTTATCGATGAAGATCTAAAGACGCAAAAGTTAGAACATAAAGAAACAGAACTCAATGAGATCAATAATAATTTAGAACTGTTGACTAAGAAATTTGATGAAGCGCAAACAGAGCTTGATGAGATTATGCAGCACAGCGCAACTATTTCTCAACTGACTCTAGAAAAAGTCCAGATCGAAAGTCAGATCAGTTCTCTTAACAAATATGTAAAGCAGCTTGAACGTGAGATCAATCACATCAATCAACTTCAAGAAGCAGATGAAGATAGTAAGATGGAAGATCTTGAAGCAGAAATGGATGTTGTTGCTGAACGATATAATGAAGCAATGGACGAGAAGTTAATTTATACCGCAGCTTCTATGTTACTGAAAGATGGTGGTATCAAGTCGAGGATTATTAAGCAGTATGTTCCAGTTATTAACAAGCTTATCAGTAAGTATCTCAGCGCTATGGATTTCTTTGTACAGTTTGAACTTGATGAAGAGTTCAATGAAACAATCAAGTCAAGGTTCAGAGACGAATTCAGCTACGCTTCATTCTCAGAAGGCGAGAAAATGCGAATCAATCTTGCTATACTATTTACATGGCGTAGTGTTGCTAAACTTCGTAATTCTGTTAGCACTAATCTCCTCATTATGGACGAAGTGATGGATAGTTCTCTTGATGCTAATGGCACAGAGGAGTTTCTAAAGATACTACATAACTTGACGCAAGACACAAACACTTTCATCATCTCTCATAAGACTGATCAGTTGTATGATAAGTTTGCGAATGTGATTCGTTTCGAAAAGAAGCAGAACTTCTCTAAGGTGGCATAATGTTTGAAACATTGGTTGTTGATGATATTGTAGATATCGAAGTTCAAAGATATTTAAAAGATAACATCATGCAAACTGCGCAGTGGAAGTTTCTTAATGATGTAAGCGGAAAAGAAATGCAAACATATCCATCGCATGGTTTTGTTCATCTTATGAAACATCCTGAAATGGATAGCCCAGCTGGTTTATATCCACTGATGCAACATCTTATGCCAGCGATGGAAAAAGCTATTGGCATACCAGTCAACGATCAAACAAATTATCACAATCGTATCTTTTTACAGTTACCATTAGCAGAACAATATAGAAAAGAACACAACGCTATTCACGTTGATCTTCCAGCTGATAAGCCACACATTGCTTGCATCTATTATGTTAATGGTAGTGATGGCGATACTATCATCTATGAAAATACTATTGGCGGTGATACAACTAATCTAGTAGAGCATAAAAGAGTTTCGCCGAAACGCGGACGTATGGTATTCTTTGATGGCTCACGTTATCATTGCTCTTCTCAACCAATCGTAAATTACCGCTGTATAATTAACTTCGACATTCTAAAGGATTGACCATGGAACTCGTAAAAGCTGATGACCCTATTTTAAAAACAAAATGCGAAAACTTCGATTTTCAAGATCCGCAGGTTGATCCAATTCAACTAGCTCAAGAGATGGTTAAGTTTGTTTATGATAACAATGGCGTAGGAATTACAGCCAATCAGCTAGGATTACCTCTTCGAGTATTCGCGATGCGTGCATTCCCAGAGAACTTTGTTTGTTTCAATCCAAAGATTGTACAAGCTTCTGAACAACAAGTTGTTCTTGAGGAAACTAGCCTTAGCCATAAAGGTCTTATTGTTAAGATAAAAAGACCGCAACATGTTCGTGTTCGTTTTAGCCTACCGAATGGTGAAACTAGAACAGATACTTTTACTGGATTATCTGCAAGAATCTTTCAACATTGCCTTGACTTTTTGGATGGAAAAGAGTATTATAATAGAGCTAACGCATACCACAAAGAACAAGCTTTCAAACGTTGGAAAAAAGATGAACATATTCTACGTTGACCATGACCCAGTCGTAGCTGCTCAATCTCTTGTCGATAAACATGTCGTTAAGATGATTCTCGAGTCAGCTCAACTATTATCTACAGCGCATCGTTATCTCGATGGCGTTGAAGTCATTGGTACAAGCAAAACAGGTCGTAAAGCTAAACGCTGGAAACTTAATGATTCTCGCGAAGATGTTTTATATTCCGCAACACATATCAATCATCCGTCAGCTGTTTGGTGTCGCGAGTCAGTAGAAAACTATAACTGGCTTGTAGAACATTTCTTTGCTCTTGGTGAAGAATACACATATCGATACGGCAAGAAACATAAATGTTTTCAGGGTGATCTTGCGTATATGTTACAGTCTCCTCCAAACTCTCTCAAAGTTTATGAATGGACTGAGATGCCATCTGCCATGGCTGACGAATATAAAATTAGCAACGATAGCTTGACCAATTATCGGAATTATTATATACTTGGAAAATCAAGAATGCACAGTTGGAAAAACAGACAAGCTCCGGAGTGGATAAATGGGTAAACATACTTTAACAATGTCTGACGTTCTCGCAATTCAGAACGTACAGAAGAAATTGCACGGACAAGCAAAAGAAATGGGATGGCACGATACGCCACGTGAGATTGGTACATTGATTGCTCTCTGCCATTCAG